TTGGGCGGTCGTACTTATGAAAGGAGATTATTTATGAATGTATGGAACGGAATTGGACGGTTAACCAAAGACCCCGACGAAAGGCAAACAGCAGGAGAAAACCCGACAACGGTTACACGCTTTACAATGGCGGTTGACCGTTTCGGCGAGGGTGCGGATTTTATCGGGTGCGTGGCATTCGGCAAAACAGCCGAATTTATCGGTAAGTATTTCCGCAAGGGTATGAAAATCGGTATCACAGGGCATATACAAACGGGCAAATACGAAAACAAGGACGGCAAAACAGTATATACGACCGATGTTGCTGTCGATCGTGCTGAATTTGTCGAAAAAAAGGCTGATGCACCCGAAACAATCGGACAGCCGACAGAAAACCCGACCGACGAGTTTATGAAGATACCCGACAATATTGACGAGGAAATCCCGTTTAACTGATCGGGAAGCGGGGGCGGCGATTGTGCCGCCTCTTTTTTTATAGTAAAATTATAAAAATTAAAATAATAGTTGACATTATCAATCGCAAGGTGTACTATATGATTGTAACAAGGGTTAGCACCGAAAGGGGTACGATATGGCAAAGTTGGAAATCGGTAAAAGGTACAAGATCAATGACAGGGGCGACGTGGTTATCGCTGAATACGTCGGACGCGAGGGCGGTTTTGAATGTTGCGTATGCGGCAAGGGATGCAAGGCACATTGTTTTAACGTTTTTCACGGCAACGATTACGAGTGGGAAACATGGGGTTTCGGCGACAACCATATGCCGCAGATCATAGCAGAAGTATAAACCAGCAAGCCGAGGGCGGCGGCTATACCGCCCAAAGGAGTGAGATATGACAAAGGAAATCAGACGAAACAGCAAGAGCGAAAAGTTATACCCGTTTTCAATGCGCAAGTATGGGCACAACATCGAGTTGGCATATAACCGCCAGTATATTATCATTAACGAGATGCAGGACGGCGAACGTGAGTGGGATGATAAAGCGATCGAATATTACGATACATTAAGCGAAGTTTACGCAAATGCAATGGGTCACGCGATTTACTGGTGCAATGGCAAGGAATACGGCATATTAAAAGAGGCGAGCGTGTGGGCGGATTGTTACCTCGACGGCATTTGTAAATAATAAAGGTTGCTGACCTAACGGCGTGACGGGGAGAACGGAGCAGGAATATGAGAAAATCAGTTTTTAAGGGTTGGATATGCAGAACATGGACAGAAACATCATTAAACGGCTGGGTATCGGAATTTGACCGTTTTGACACCGAGGACGAGGCAAACAAGCACGGGCAAGCAATGATGCGGTTGCCGTTTAATGACGGGGAGTTATCAAGGGAATTTGAGGTTTACAAGGATTTTGAGGAGGTATCAGCATGAAAACAATCGACGAAATACAGAACGAGATCACGGCTATTTGCCACCAGTACGGGTTTACCCTTGCAGATACGCTGGCGTTGGCGTTGTCGGCGTATATATCCCAACAGATCATGGATGCAAGGCAGGATGTGTTTGATATGATAATCGACCATTTAGACAAAAAGGGGGTGTAATGATGTTAAAGGATTGTTGGACGTGCGAACACTTTTTTTACGACAGATCGACCGACGCGTCGGATTGCAAAAAGGCTGATTATCTGACCGAAGCACAGTTTGATGAACATTTTGTTAACGACAAGCCAAATTGCCCGTGTTGGTCACAAATTGAGGAATACACGGAGGGATTGTATGAGTAGTTATTTGGATAAGTACAGAAAAGGGCATATATCGTGGCTGGTTTACGCATACAAGGGCGAAATCAAGGTACAGCGCGGTTATAACAATTACGGTACGTTTATCCTTGAAAAGCAAAATCGCTGGCTGTCTAAAACCCCGATAGGCTATATGAAAATATCCAGCCGCGGCAAAGTGCTTGTTGATTGCGAGGAAGATATACCAAAAGCCATTGAAATGGTTAAACAATATCATATAGACAAGATCAATGAGATTGAGAATAAGGCGGTAACATCATTGACGAATATTCAAAAAATGATAACAGGGGGTGCAACATGATTGATTTATGGATTCGTGATAAATACACGGGAACTGTCCACAAGATAGGGGATGACGTTCACGATTGCTTAATGGTTGATGATAAAGGCACAGTGAGATATTACAATCTACAATGCGGTGACGGATGCGTTGGATATAAGTCGGTCAACCGAGAAACTCTTGCAGATAAATACCCCGATAAAGATTGGGGCAAACGTAGCGGAGAATACACAAGCGGTTATGAGTTTGTACCGAATATGGACGAATACGGTTATCCCTATGACCCGACAAAGGGGGTGCAACATGATCATTAAATTAACGCCGTCACAGGCTGAATTGCTGACCGACATATTAGCGATGCAATTACAGATTGAAACCGAGCATTTGGATAATTGCCTTGACAGCATATCAAAACATAACACCCGTAATATAATCAAGCGGATGCAGACAATCAAGGCAAAGTTGGAACAAAATAACGAATGATATTGAAAGGGAGTGCAAATATGATAACGAGTGTAATTGATTATTTACCGACAGAGGCAGACAAGGCGATCAGCCGCGAAACGCTGGCAACATTAACAGGGCACGACGACCGCAAGATTAGACGCACAATAGCGGCGTTAAAAGCCGAATATCCGATAATCAACGTTGGCAACGGCTATTATATAGCCACAGACCCCGACGACCCAAATTTGACCCATTACATACGACAGGAACAGCACATGGCACGGGAGATATTAAAGGGCATAAAAAGCCACAAGCGGTTGTTGAAAAGAGATCAGATCGACGGGCAATTATCCCTGTTTGATTGAGGCTTGACATTATACATAAAATGCTTATAATGTTTATTGTAGCGATAATACACACGAAAGGAGTTGTAATATGGACGATAAGGAAAGATTAAATCTAATACTTCCGACCGAAATCAAGGAGTATTTGAAAGAGGCGGCATGGCGAAACCGCAAAAGTGTAACACAATACCTTGTTATGCTGATTGAGGCAGATATAGGAGCAAACCCTCATATCATGGCTTCAATAAAACACAAAGAGGGTTAATGTATGCGAGATACAGTTTTATTGTTTACCAGCCTAAAAGAGCCAGTTGATGCGCTGACCGATGAACAGGCAGGGCAATTATTCAAGGCTATATTAGCATATCAGACGGGCGAGGCGGTATCGCTTGACGGATTGTTAAACGTGGTTTTTTTGCAGATCAAACAGCAATTAGACTACAATAACGACAAGTACAATGAAATGTGCAAAAAGCGGTCTGATGCTGGCAAAAAAGGTATGTTATCAAGGTGGGGCAAAGTTGATAACACTGATAACGATGTTATAACAAATGATAACAATGTTACAAGTGTTATAACAGACGATAACAAAAATAACCATAATGATAATGATACTGATAATGATAATGATAATGTTAATGAGAATGTATCATATCAACAAATAGTTGATATGTATAATGACACTTGCGTGTCATATCCGAGGGTAAGAGCCGTATCGGATAAACGAAAAAAGGCAATCAAGGCGCGGTTGCGAAAATACACCGTTGACGATTTGCAGGAGGTTTTTACGCTTGCCGAGCAATCTGATTTTCTAAAAGGTCAAAATGATCGTAATTGGAACGCTGATTTTGATTGGCTTATGTCAGAGGGCAATATACCAAAAGTGCTGGAACGTAAATATAACGATGATCGGAAAGGAGTAAACAATGGATTGGATAACGCAGATGCAAAACGAGATCGAGAAATCGACGAAATCCTCAAACACATTAACGACCCCGAAGAACCTTTGTTCTGATGTATGCCCTTTATGTAATGGGCGCGGCTGGATGTTTACGGATTATAACACCGTTAAAGAGTGCGAGTGCGGTTTATTAGAACGGGAACGACAAGCCAGTAAATTACGGTTTGCCACAATACCCGAAACATACAAAAACGTAATGTTAAAAGACTTCACAACGCGGTTTTATACGGCTGAAAATAAAAACCTTGCCAAAGCGGTTGCGGATGCGGTCAAGTTTTGGCTGGAACATAAACAAGAAATGGACGATCAAGGGCGTGGGTTGTATTTTTGGAGTGATACAAAAGGTAGCGGAAAAACGATGTTGATAACCGCGCTGGCAAATGAATTAATACATAATCGCAAGGAATCGGTCAAATTTGCCACCAGTTTGGATATACTTGATGCAATACGCAAAACCTATAATCGCGACGAAGAAGAAACCGAGGACAGGCTTTTAACGGATTTGACAACGGTTAAATACCTTGTGATTGATGATTTTGGTACGGAGCGTGTCACTGATTGGGTCGGAGAAAAGTTTTATCAGATCATAAATAAACGATATATCAACAAAAAGGTCACGTTTTACACCAGCAATTATGACTTAAAATCCATTGATTATGATACACGGATAACCAGCAGGATAAGGGAACGAGCATTTATAATACATTTTCCCGAGGAATCTGTGCGCGAGGTTAAGGCGAGGCAGGACGATTTGAAAATGGGGTTGTATAATAGATCGCAAATTGAAGAAAATAGTTGACAATATAAATCAATATGTTTATTATATATAAGGGGAGTACAAATGTTAATCAAGGCAACACAAGCGGTATGCAGGAAGTGTAAATACCGCATGAAATCGAATGGCGGCGACGGGGTAATGTGTAATTACGCGGCGATAACGGGGCATTTAAGGGCGTTTGATGATAAGGGACAGATCAGATTGCCACAGGGATATTGTGATTGTTATAGCCGAGGAAAGCCGACAAGAACAGGCTGGACATCGGACGACAATACATTTGTATGGCAGGAAAGGAGGGAAAATGAGTGATTGCAAAAAGCCATATGTGGTATCGCAAAAAGAGGGTATCTATTATTGCCATATGCGCGGATACAGTAATATTCCTGTGTTTGGTAGCGTGGGCGATAAGAAAAAAGCACAAAGTGTATGCAAGATTATGAATAGGAGTGTGGGAGCATGAAAGTATATTATTTAGGGGTTGTAACAACGTTTTTAGCCATTGCTGGAATGGCAGAGGCAATAACAGGGCGTGGCAATTACGGCGCGGCGGTTATATGGCTGATAATCGGGTTGATCATGGTATTAACGGGGTACATCAAATGAGCGACACGATCATCAACGAAAAGGTCATAGAACGGGTTGAGTTTATTGACAAGGAATTATTGTTAAACGGCGAGTGGGAACGCCAGCGCAACGACGGATACTTGGAAAAATGGAATATATCAGAATTAGATCGGGAATCGGCGGTCATGGAAAAGCGAGAACTGATCGCGATATGCCAGCAAGCCGTGAGGCGGTATCCGATGATGTATTTACAAGTGTTGGCGGAGTACATAGTTGAACTAATCAAACAGAGGAGAGTAAAAAACAATGAAAACAGTTAATATGTATAGCATAGGGGAACAGGTAATGATCAAAGCGCGTGTTGCTGATATATCAATCGAAAAGGGCAAGTTGAGATACACGCTAAAGGACGAAAAGGCAAACAAGACATACGGCTGGACGTTTGCCGACAGTGACATTACACCGATTGACGAGGTACAGGCTGATGAAGAAACAGATAATACAGGCGGCACTTGTAAATACAATAAACGGACATATGACGGACATTGTAACGCAGAGTTTTGTTGCGGAAATGAGGAAAGCGATTATTGTAGTGTTCCGACATTCTATGATGATACTTGTGACGAGTGGGAAGATAAGGAGATCGAAGAATGACAAACATAACCATATACGATACCGAAGCCGAACGCTTAAATGAAGCGGCGGCAAAAGTAGGAGAGAGTGTTGTTACAGTGATTGAGTGGCTAGTAGAAGAAAATCTTGATGATTTAGTAAAGGAGCAGACGAATGACAGACTATAAGCAAAAAATAAATACCCTCATTGGAAACTTAAGAACCGAGATGCAATGGCATTTTGATGAGGTATATGAGCATGCATACAGAAAAGGTTATGCCGCAGGGTATGACAGAGGGTATGAAGATGGCTTAAAAGACGGTGATGAGGACAAGCAGGAGCAGAAGCAGGATGCCGAGATTAAGGTCGGTGATGAGGTATATAGTGACGCTTTTGATGATAAGGGCATAGTAACACATATAACCGCTGATAAAGTTGCCTGTGTATGTATTATATGCAATGGTTCAACCATGATGAAAGTAGGTACTATTGGCTTGCACAAGACAGGTAGACACTTTCCACAGATAGCCGAAGTATTGGCAGAATTGAGAGGTGCTGAAAATGACGAATGAAGAACGGGAAAACGCTATAAGATGCTTAAAGTTGTGGATAGAACGAGAACCACAGATACAGACATACAAGACTTGCCTTGAGGCATTAGAGCAACAGCCTTGTGAAGATATAGCACAGGAGCGATACAAGGATTTGTGTGAATACTTTGGCGGTGCTAAAGACATTTTGAAAAGCAGAGAAGATTTTAATGCTTGGCTTGAACGTATAAAGTGGCATATTCGTAAAGCAGAAGAATTGTATGAAAAATACGAATATAAGAAAGAGCCGTGTGAGGAAAGTGAGGACAAGACAGAATGAAACCTTTTATATCCGTCCTACCAAGTGACGAGTTTTGTGGAATAGCCTTTATGTGCGGTTATTGGTCGGAACGGATAGTCGGAATATCGTTACAAATAGGGTGGTTAGAGATAGCAGTAGGGATTATAGCAGAAAGTGAGGATAAGGAATGAGTCAAGACATAAATATAATCATAACTTGTGACCATACAAATTGTTCTTATAACCACGAAAAAGAATGCGGTAAGGAAATATTGTATGTTGATGACTTGGAATGCATAGCACAAGCAGAAAGTGAGGAAGATTGATAAATACAGATAAGGAGCGTGGGAGTATGGAAGTTGTTATATTTTGCATTACATTAACCGCAATCATGTGTGTATGTTTGGTTGCAATAGGTTATGTAGTAGGGAGAGAAGTAAATGATGATGTTATTGATAAAGGAATGGCTGAAAGACAGCCTGTATTGGATAGTAGTAGTTTATCTGATGTTCGGGATAGGGATAGCAGTAGGAGCGACGATCAATCAGATAATCTCGGATTGGACGATGAAGCGGTAAAGGGCATACTGTATGTTATGCGTATGTCGGTAAGATACAGTGAGGTTGAACGATTGGCGATTGATTATTGCATAGATCGGTTGGAGGGCGATAATGAATAGTGATGATATATTAAACAAGATATACGGCGTTATAGCAGGCTGGAAACAAATGCAATACGAAAAGGATAAATACACCGATGATCAATTACGGCTTGTCGCAGACGTAGCGGTTGAACGTATCAGTAAAATCATTGAAAATGACGTAAAAGCGTGATAATATAACGATATGGATAATAGACAACAGATCGGAGCAAAACAGATGCAGATTGAATAATACGGTATAAAGTGTTATAATGGTATATGAAAGGAGTATATCATTATGGCGGTACGAAAAAGCAAACAGATCGGCGAAATAATAAACGGATATTATGTTGCCGATAGCAGACGAAAAGGAAATGACACCGAGTTGTTGCTGATATGTCAAAGATGCGGTGCGGAATATTGGAAAAGCCGCGGTTTTTTAAGAGGAACAGCAAAATGCCCGATTTGTCAGCGTGGACGCAATTACAGAAATGCGGTCGGATACAGCAACGAGCGATTATATGAAAGGTATCGCAATATATTACGCCGTGTATATGACGAAAACAGGTATCAAGGCGTAACAATATGCAAAGAGTGGGAAAACGATTATCAAGCGTTTCGAAAATGGGCGTTAGATAACGGGTATGATGATACGTTGACAATAGATCGCATTGATAATAGCAAAGGTTATGAGCCGTCAAATTGCCGCTGGGTCACATTAAAGGAACAGGCAAACAATCGGTCAAATAATAAAATCGTTGAATATCAAGGGAAAAATTACACCATATCGCAATTAGCAGATTGCGCAAAATTGCCATATAATACAGTAAAACAGAGGATAGAAAACGGCTGGAACATAGACGATGCTGTAAAAACACCATATAAAAGCCGAAAAAAATGGAGCGAAATATGCAGGATAACGATATAAAGATTACATATATTGCGATAAAGGACATAACGCCGTATAAAAACAATGCGAGAAAACACGGCGAAACAGACGTTGCGGCAATAATGGAATCAATAAAAGAATTCGGGTTTTTAGACCCGTTAGCCGTATGGTCTGATGATAATATCGTTGTTGAGGGTCATGGGCGTTTGCTTGCCGCTAAAAAGTTAGGAATGAAAACCGTACCTTGCGTGCGGCTGGATGATTTAACCGACGAACAACGCAGGGCATACGCGCTGGCACACAATAAGACCGCAGAATTAAGTATTTGGGATGATGATTTACTTGATATTGAACTGGGCGACATAACCGATATTGATATGTCACAGTTTGGGTTTGATTTATCTGATATAGGCGACGAGGGCGGCGACAGCATAGATCACGGGTCATTAGCAGACAAGTTTATTGTGCCGCCGTTTGATATATTTGACGGGCGACAAGGCTATTGGCTAGATCGTAAACGGAAATGGAACGAAAAAATCGGGGATTTAGGGCAAGCGCGGTCGGATGCAAAAGCATACAGTATTGAAACCATGAAAAGCGGAACTTCAATACTTGACCCCGTATTGAGCGAGGTTATACTAAAGTGGTTTACCCCGAATGATACAAGTTTTTGTTTTGATTGTTTTGCAGGCGATACGGTATTTGGTTTTGTTGCTGGCACACTTGGGCATACCTTTACGGGCATTGAATTGCGACAGGAACAAGTTGATTTTAACAATGAACGTACCGACGGCATGGATTGTGTATATATATGCGACGACGGGCGCAACGTCGCAAAGCATATAGAGGGGGGGTCGCAAGACCTTTTATTTAGTTGCCCTCCGTATTATGATTTAGAGGTATACAGTGAAAATCCAAACGATGCAAGCAACCAGCAAACGTATAAAGAATTTTATCAGATATTAGACGATGCTTTCACAGATGCAATCAAGTGCCTAAAGGAAAACAGGTTTGCTGTTATAGTTGTGGGCGACATACGCGACAAAAAGGGCGCATATTACAATTTCCCGAATGATATAATACAGACCTTTACCCGTAACGGCATGGTGCTATATAACAACATCAAGTTATTAACGCCGCTGGGAACAGCGCAGATACGCGCCAGCAAATACATGAAAAGCCGAAAGGTTGCACACGTTTATCAAGACGTGTTAGTATTTTATAAGGGCGATATTGCCAAAATAAAAACGGAATTCAAAGAGATCGGGGCAGATTATGACGGCGAAGATATGGAATTTTAGAAAATGGATAAGTGAAACTGACCCCGACATATTGAAAAACGTGTTTGACAAGATCATACACGATGCAGGGTTTACAGTGCTGGCAATATCAGAGCATTATTTTACGCCGCAGGGATACACGCGGCTGTATTTGTTGTCGGAAAGTCATTTTGCATTACACACTTTTCCCGAGGCAAATAAAACATACATAGAGTTATCGTCGTGCAATAAAGCGATGTATAAACAGTTTAAGCGATACATAAAACACGGTTGATCACAAAGAAAACTGACAGCCGACACCCAAAGAACCGAGGTGGTATAAATGGCAAAAAGGGGCAGACCAACAAAGGAGATTGACAGGACACAGTTTCAAAAGTTATGCGGTATGCAATGCACATTGAAAGAGATTGCAGGATTTTTTGATTGTAGCGAGGACACGATTGAACGCTGGTGTAAGCGGACATACAAGGAGAATTTTGCGGATACATATAAAATACATTCCGCGTCGGGCTTAATCAGTTTGCGCCGCAATCAGTTTGAGTTATCAAAGCGATCGGCGGCAATGGCAATCTTTTTGGGTAAACAATATTTGGGTCAGACAGATCATATTGAGGTTGAATCCAGCATAACAGACAATACAAGGGAAGAAATCGGCGTATTGATTGATGAACTTAACAAGACAAGAAGCGGTACAGATACTGACGCTGATACCGTATAAATTCGGGCAAGCGGTCGGGTTTAATAAGTTAGAGCAATTACATAATGAGTGGCTTATTGATATGATTTTCGGTACAGAGGACGAAACGCTACAAGCACACCGAGGGTCATACAAGACAACGTGCGACAGCGTGGCATTTGCCGTTATTATTATATTATATCCGAACGATAAGACCCTGTTTATGCGAAAGACCGACGACGACGTAAAAGAGGTTATCACGCAGACAAAGCGGATACTAAAACACCCGATTACGCATGAATTTGTAAAGGCGATTTGGGGCATTGATTTACGGCTGGCAAAAGACAGTGCAACCGAGATCACGACTAATCTGACAAACGACCCGAGAGGCGCGGCACAATTAACAGGTATGGGCATGGGCGGCTCGATAACGGGTAAGCACTTTGACAGGATATTCACGGATGATATAGTTAACGTTAAAGACCGAACATCAAAGGCAGAGCGTGAGCGCACAAAACTGATTTATCAAGAATTGCGCAATATCATAAACCGCGGTGGCAGGATATTCAACACGGGTACGCCGTGGCACAAGGATGATTGTTTTAAGTTGATGCCGAACCCCAAAAAGTACGATTACAAACGCACGGGGTTAATCAGCGATCAAGAAATAGCCGAGTTGAAAGAATCCATGTTGCCGTCACTGTTTGCCGCGAATTATGAACTCAAGCATATTGCGGCAGAGGACGTTATCTTTACGAATCCTGTTACGGGCGGCGATGCGTCAATGATAGAGCAATCAAATTATTGCCATATTGACGCGGCATACGGCGGTAGCGATTACACAGCATTTACGATATGCCGCAAAACAGACGGCAAATATTATATATTTGGCAAGTTGTGGCGCAAGCACGTTGATGATTGCGAGGATGAGATCATAAACTGGCGCAAGCGGTTTAATGCTGGGCGGATATATTGCGAAACAAACGCCGACAAGGGATACTTGGCTAAAGACTTGCGGCGCAAGGGCGAAAGGGTAACGGAATACGCTGAAAACGAAAACAAGTTTATCAAGATCGTGTCGTACCTTAAAGCCGAGTGGAAAAATGTAATATTTGTCGAGGGCACTGACGAGGAATACATTGAACAGATTACAGATTATAACGAAAATGCAGACCACGACGATGCGCCCGACAGTTTGGCAAGTATTATTAGAGTTTTGTGGGGCAAACGGGATACACCGTATAAAGCAATCATATATCAATAAGGGGGAATAAAATGTTAACCTATCAAGACCTTGTTAACGTAGGGGAAAATGAAAGCAACCGTATGGATTTTGTAATGAACATCATACACCAGCACAAGGTAAGCGATGATTACAAGATCGGGGCGATTGCAGAGGAATATTACAAAAAACGCAATATAACGCTTGTGAAATTCCAAAAGATGCTGACAACATTGACGGGTGGTCGTGTTGTTGATAAGTGGTCGCCGAATCATAAGGTTGTCAGCGGCTTTTTCAAGCGTTTTGTTACACAGCAAAATCAATATTCGCTGGGTAACGGCATTTCGTGGGGCGACAATCCGTTTGCTGACGATAAACAAAAGGCAAGGTTTGACAGCGAGGTTAAAAAGGCAGGGTTATACGCGTTGATCGGCGGCGTTTCGTTTGGGTTTTGGAATCTTGACCATTTGGACGTGTTCAAGATCACGGAATTTGCGCCGTTATATGACGAAGAAAACGGGGCGTTACGCGCTGGCGTGCGGTTTTGGCAGATAGATGCAGACAAGCCGTTGCGTGCAACACTGTATGAGGAGGACGGCTATACCGAATACCGCTGGAAAGACGGGAAAGGCGAGATATTGCAGGATAAGCGTAAATATATCATCACTGTTAGTCAATCCGACATTGACGGTACGGAGATCATTGACGGAGAGAATTACCCGACATTCCCGATTGTGCCGTTGTGGGGCAACCCCGAAAAGCAATCCGAACTTGTCGGGATACGCGAGGGCATTGACGTTTACGACTTTATTAAGAACGGCTTTGCAAACGACCTTGACGGCGCACAGTTATACTGGATAATTAAGGGTGCTGGCGGTATGGACGACCCCGATTTGGCACAATTCCTTGACCGCTTGCGTTTAGTAGGCGCGGCATCGCCAGCCGAGGGGCAATCAGTCGAGGCGGTAACGCTTGATTTGCCGTATGACGCAAGGGATAATTTGCTTACAAGGCTTGAAAACGACCTATACCGCGATTATATGTCGCTTAACCTTGCGGATATAAAATCGGGTAGCGTGGTAACAGCACAGATCAAAGCGGCATACAAGCCGATGGACTTAAAAGCCGATGATTATGAGTATATGCTGGGCGATTTCCTTGACCATATACTGACACTTGCAGGGATAGACGCAACACCGACATTTACGCGGTCAATGCTGGTTAACACAACCGAGGAGATCACGGCGGTATTGTCAGCCGCAACGATGTTGCCCAAAGATTACGTTGTGCAAAAGATCGTCACACTGTTAGGCGACGGCGACAGGGCGCAGGAGATTGCAGAACAATCAGAGGCAGACGGGCTGTTTTTAGGCACAGAGGTTGAATAATGGACGTTGCCCACAAGGAAACAGATAAAATCCTTGAAGATATAGAAAAGCGGTTACGCAAGGAATACAGACAAGCCACAAAGGAAGTCGAGCAAAAACTTGATGATTACTTTGCGGCTTTTCGTCGTAAGGATGAAAAAAAACGGGCGTTATTAGATGCTGGCGAGATCACGCAAAAGGAATATAACGACTGGCGGTACGGTCAAATGTGCGTCGGCAAACGCTGGGAAGATATGCGCGACAAGTTGGCGGCTGATTTATCAAAAACAGACGTTATCGCACGCAACATTGCTGACGGATATATGCCCGAGGTTTACGCGGTCAATCATAACTTTGCGACCTATCAGATAGAAACAGGCGCAAGGCTGGATACGTCATATACGCTGTATGATGCACAATCGGTTGAACGCCTTGTGAGGGATAACCCCGACGTATTGCCACAGATCGGGCGCACAACGCAGGAGTTGATTGATAAAGGTGTGCTTAAAAAGTGGAACATGAAAAACATACAATCAACGGCGATACAAGGCATATTGCAGGGCGAGAGCATAACCAAACTGGCAAAGCGTATGGCAAATGACGTGGGCGCGAGCAATTACAAGGATTGCGTAAGACACGCACGGACAATGGTAACAGCAACGCAGAACGCAGGGCGTGTTGACGGCTTCAAGCGTGCAAACGATATGGGCATTGATGTTGTGCAAGAGTGGGTCGCAACGATCGACGGCAGAACAAGGCACGAACACAGAATCCTTGACGGGCAACGCCGTAAGGTAGGCGAGCCGTTTGAGGTTGATGGCGAGAAAATCATGTACCCAGCAGACCCAACCGCGCCGTATCACTTGACCATGAATTGCAGATGTACGCTTATTGGTCAGATAAAGGGCTTTGAGCGCAACACGCAGGCATACCGCGAGGATAAAGACCTTGATGGCGTGACGTATGAGGAATGGAAAGCGGCAAAACCGAAGCCAAAGAGGAAAAAGAATGAGCGTTAAAGTAGTTGATAATACCCAGCAATTTAAAGCGGCAATGGATGATGCTGTTAACCGTGCGCTAGAGGCAATCGGGATACAAGCCGAGGGATACGCCAAACTTGAACTTGAAAACAGCCCACGCAGGGTTGACACAGGCAATTTGCGCAATAGCATAACCCACAGCGTTAACAATGACGAAAACGCGGTATATATCGGCACAAACGTGGAATACGGCATATATGTGCATGAGGGCACGGTCAAAATGGAGGCTAACCGCTTTTTGAAAAATGCCGTCGAGAAAAACAAGGGCGAGTATGCCGAGATCGCAAAATCCTTTATGAAATAACAGCCGATATAAAAAACGGTTGATATTTTTATAAAAAAGTGATTAAATAACATTAGGTATTTGAGGGTCACAAGGAATCGTGAACAAAGAAAGGAATCAAATATTATGAGTTTAACACGCAAGTTTTTAGCCTCTAAAGGAATTGAGGCAGACGTTATCGACGAGATCATTGATGCACACACCGAAACTGTCAACGGGTTAAAGGACAGGATTGACGAGGCTGAAAAGTACAAGGC